GCTCTCTACCCCACCCCACTGCGCCTAGGGATTAATCCTTTTTTATGGTATAATCAATTATTATGTGTACCTCTACAATCCAAAAATATGGCGCTAACCCGATAAGCGTAAAATGGAACGTTGTCCGTGGAGACACAGCCCAACTATTTGTCGACTTTTTTGAATTAGACGAGACCACAGGATTTGATTGCACTGGATGGACCTACAAGGCTACAGCCTATGATGTCAACGGGGATGTTCTAGATGAACTTATAACAGAGTCTGAGGGTCATTCGGTAATGATTAAGGCTCCAGCCTCACTCACACTTAACTGGGGATCATCATACAAATCTGTGGTAGCAGAACTACCTTTTGATTTACAGGTTATTATTGAAGCAGGTAGTGGTGCTGGAGAAGATACTGTTTGGACTCCGATTATTGGTACAATTACTGTTATAGGAGATGTTTCTCCAGGAGGTAGTCTATGAGTATTCCAACAGATATTATAATTGCTATTACATCTAAAACTGATACCCTGCCACCTATCGTAAAGGTTGATGATGTTACTTATAAGGTACAGGAGTTATAATGGCATTCCCAGGAACATACAATTTTAGTTACTATCGTGGTGACACAGCAGAGTTTGTAATTCGTCCAAAAACTTCAAATGGTTCTGCATATGACTTGACAAACTATAGTGCAACTTTTACAATTGCAAATCGTCGTGGTTCAACTGGTACACAGTATGTTGGAACTGCAACAGTAAATGCAACAACAGATATTATTACCTGTACAATTACTCCTGCAGTTGGAAGAACGCTTGCAGCAGGTACATATGTTTATGACGTTCAGATTACAGATACAACACCAACACCAGATGTTATTTTAACAGTATTGACTGGTTCAATTACAGTTACTGATGATATTACAGGTGCTGTCTAATGCCTGAAGTTTTATTGTCTAATGACGATGTAACAGTTTTAGGTCCACCAAGCACGGTAGAGGTTCTTGTAGATATTGGACCATCTGGAACTCGTGGTAGTCAAGTATTCGTTGGCGTTGGAGATCCAAATATTGTAGAAATTGGTCAGACTCCACTTCTAAACGATCTTTATATTAATACATCTCCAGGAACAGACTATGGATATTTATACCAATATGTATCAGAGCCTGGTGGAAACACATGGATTCAAATTCTTGAAATTAACCCAACCATTTATTCAGAAAATCATTTAACAACATATGCAGCGGGAGAAGGTCAAGTAGTTATTCCTATTGCAGATATTGTTACTGTTACGGGAACTCCTTTAACTGCCGCTAATTTTAACGTTCAATACAGCATTGCTCATGATAATCCAATTGCCTCATCAATGTCTATTCCAGCACTTGCAGGTGCAGGGGATGACCTAGTAATTAACTTCAAGGCAGTAGAGCATAGAAGCGATGTAGACTCTGGTCCATATGGAGACTGGGCACTTTTAACAGGAGAGGTGACAACACATTTATTTATATCAATTGTTGCAGCAGACGAAGAGTCTTAAACTGTATACTTTATGATATAATTCTAATGAGGTGATATATGGCAGTTGAAAGTATTGGTGTATTAGTCCCAACAAAGATTCCAGGATATGCGGATGCCGCAGATATCCAGGCTGCTCTAAGAGCATATCACTATGGCTCATATACTTTTGATACTGCAGAAACAAACCCAGCAAATCTTATTAATCCTTCTATTGCTTATACAATAACAAACCTTCAAACTCAAATTACTGCTATTACTTCAGATTATGTTACTTCAACAAGTACAACTACACTAACAAATAAAACCCTTACCTCACCAATCGTTTCTGGACTAAGCCTATCTGATTCAAGCATTATTTTTGAAGGATCAAGTGCTGATGCATTTGAAACAACACTAACCGTTACAAATCCAACAGCAGACAGAACGATTACCTTTCCTGATACAACAGGCACAGTAGCCTTATTGAGTCAGGTAATAAATAATACATTAACTACCACTACTGGTGATATTATTTATGCTTCAGGTTCTAATACCCCTGCAAGATTGGGCATTGGTTCAGAGGGTCAAGTTCTTAAGGTCACAAGCGGTGTTCCTGCTTGGGGCGAAGGCGGTAGTGGAAGTGCATCTTTGCCAGATATCTTTTTACTTGGCGGTATGTAAATATGGTACAATATAATCACAAGGAGGTCATATAAATGCCTACAGCATATAAAATTTTAGGTCAGGTGGCAACAGCAACAGCAGGTGCTACAACTGAAGCAACTCTTTACACAGTTCCGTCGGCGACCTCAACAGTAGTATCATCTATTGTAATCACAAACCAAGCAGCATCTTCAGCGACATATCGTATTGCAGTGCAGCCATCAGCAGACGCAGGATCATCTGCAACAGCAAAACACTTTATTGTTTATGGAGCAACAGTTGCAGCATCTGATACAACTATTCTCACAGTTGGTTTAACACTTGCAACAGGAGATAGAATTCGTATCTTTGGTTCAAGTGCAACAATGTCATTTTCCGCATACGGTTCTGAAATTAGTTAATTAGGATAGGCATATAAAAATATGACTATCTTAGCCAGCGTAAATAACAAAACATTAATGCCAGGCATTACGCCTATTTCTGACGTTCCAGATAGACCAACAATTGGAACAGCAACAGGATCAGGGCTTACAGCATCTATTACATTTACACCAGCAACAACTGGCGGGACAGTAACAACTTATACAGCAACTTCAAGCCCAGGATCAATTACTGGCACATCATCATCTTCTCCAGTAACAGTCAGTGGACTAAGTGATGGAACATCTTATACCTTTACAATAACTGCAGGAAATTCAACAGGAACAAGTGCAGCATCAGCAGCATCAAATAGCGTTACTGCAACAACTCCTAGCATTACTGCTGATTACCTCGTTGTTGCTGGCGGTGGTGGATCTGCTAGTTATTATGGCGGTGGTGGTGGTGCAGGTGGTTTTAGAACTGGAACTTCATTTAACCTAACAGGTTCTTTTACTGTAACAGTAGGTGCAGGTGGTGCTGGTATTGCATATGGAACAAACAGCCCAGGAAATAACGGTATCAATAGTGTTTTAAGTACAATTACTTCTGCTGGTGGAGGCGGTGGTGGATCTGCACAAGTACGTACAGCACCAAGTGGCGGTTCAGGTGGTGGTGGTAATGGTGACGGTCCTACTTTTGGTTTAGGTGGTGCTGGAAATACTCCATCAACTTCTCCTTCACAAGGCAATAATGGTGGAAATGGTGTTAACGGAACTTCAGCAGCAAAGTATCCAGCAGGTGGTGGTGGTGGTGCAGGAGCCGTAGGTGGTGTTGCAACTTTTCAAGGTGTTCCTAATGAATATACTCGTGGAGGAGATGGAGGTGCTGGCTCAGCATCTTCAATTACTGGTTCATCTGTAACTTATGCTGGAGGCGGCGGTGGCTCTTCAATGCAGGGCGGTGGTCCTTCATATACATCTTCAGGAGGTTCTGGTGGTGGTGGTGCTGGTGGTTACGCAGCAAATGTTCAGACAACTATCCCTGGTGTTGCTGGAACTGCAAACACTGGTGGTGGTGCTGGTGGTACAGTAAACTATTCAAGTCCAAACTCAGCCGGAGCAAATGGTGGTTCTGGAGTTGTTATTATTGCTTATCCAACTTCTAGCGCAGCACTTACTTCTATTGGTGCAGGACTTACATATTCAGTAAGTACAACTTCACGATCTGGTTATCGTGTTTATACATTTACAGCAGGAACAGGAACGGTAACAGTATAATGGCACACTACGCTTTTTTAGATGAAAATAATATTGTGACAGAGGTTATCACTGGAAAAGATGAAACAATGCTTCTTGATGGTTTAACAACAGAACAGTGGTACGGCAATTACCGAAATCAAAAATGTGTAAGAACATCTTATAACGCTGCAACAAATGGATTTAGAAAAAATTATGCTGGAATTGGTTATATTTATGATGAAACTCGTGATGCTTTTATCCCACCACAACCTTATCCTTCTTGGACTTTAGATGAAACAACATGTAATTGGTTTGCACCTATTGAAATGCCAGTAGGAAAACCATATTCTTGGAATGAGTCTACATTATCTTGGGATGAGGTAAATATATGAGTATTCGTAGAGCACAAGACGAACGCATTGAAGGTACTCCAGATGGATCTAATGCTATTACGGAGGTCAGCGATGTTCCTGATACCCCGACTATTGGTACTGTAACTGTAATTGGTAGTACGAGTGTTTCTGTTCCATTTACCGCTGCTACAACGGGTGGAAGCCCAACATCATATTTAGTTACTGCTACTCCTTCTGTTGGAGATATATCTACAAATGCTGGAACAAGTTCACCCAGAACTGTAACTGGTACATTTGTTAGTCAGACCGAGTATACTTTTACAATACGTGGTGTTAACTCTACTGGTACAGGTCCTGCCTCATCTTCTTCTAACTCTGTAACACCAAATCAATTTAGTCCATTCTCTGTTAACTATCTTGTTGTTGCTGGTGGAGGATCAGGTGGAGAAGGTAGTACTGCTGGCGGTAGAAACTCTGCAGGTGGTGGTGGAGCAGGTGGAGTTCGTTCAACAGTTACTTCAACTGGTGGCGGTGGAACTGTAGAATCATCAGTAACTGTTAATATAGGTGATAACTATACTGTCACGGTTGGTTCTGGTGGTGCAGCAACTACTGGTGCTTCCCAAGCAGGAAATATAGGAAATAATAGTCGATTTGGTGCAATAATTTCTACTGGCGGTGGTGGAGGTGCTGGAGATGATATAAATGGAGAAAAATCACCAACAAGCGGTGGCTCTGGTGGTGGAGGTAGAAATAGTGAAAGTTTTGGTATTGGTATAACTAACCAAGGTTTTGCAGGTGGTCAAGGAAATACATCTGGCACAGGTGGTGGCGGTGGAGGTGCTGGTGCAGCGGGTAATGGAAGTAGTACTACAAGACCAGGAGGAGATGGAGTTGCCGTAGCAATTTCAGGTTCATCTGTAACTTATGGCGGTGGCGGTGGCGGCGCTGGTGCTAATGGCAACGGCTCTGGTGGAGCAGGCGGCGGTGGAGCAGGCGGCGGTACTTCTGGAACAGCCAATACTGGCGGTGGTGGCGGTGGTGCATATACTGGTCGAAGCGGTGCAGGTGGTTCAGGCATTGTAATAATTAGTTATTCGGGCACTACACAAAAAGCAACTGGTGGAACCATAACAACATCAGGCGGAAATACAATTCACACATTTACTAATTCAGGAACTTTTGCTACATCAGGTACTTCTGAGGCTAAAGCAACTGGTGGCTCTATTTATAAGAGTAATACTCATTGGTATCACGTTTTTAATACTTCTGGAACGTTTGCTCCAACCCAATCATTAACTGCTGAAATGTTAGTTGTTGCTGGTGGTGGAGGAACATCTACTAATTTCCCTGGAGGAGGTGGTGCTGGAGGACTTCTTGGATTTAATTCGCAATCATTAACTGTTCAAAATTATACAGTAACAGTAGGCGCTGGTGGAACTGGCTCCTCAACATCTTCAGCACAAGGCAATGACGGCAATGATTCTCAATTTGGTTCTTTAACACTGGTTAAGGGTGGTGGTGGTTCAGGAGCAAGATTTGCAACTCAAAATGGTAGAACAGGTGGTTCAGGTGGTGGTGGTGCTTTTCAAAGTACTTCAAGCAGTTCACCAGTATCAGGTCAAGGTAATGCTGGCGGCTACAATGCTGGCTTTGCTCCTAACTATGGCACTGGTGGCGGTGGTGGAGCAGGTGCGGCAGGTACAAATGGTGACACATCTGTAACTGGTAATGGTGGTAATGGTTCATCTGCTTATTCTGCTTGGGGACTAGCAACTGGTACTGGTGAAAATGTTGGTGGAACTGTTTATTACGCTGGTGGTGGTGCAGGTGTTGGCGATATTGATCCAGGAGATGGCGGTTTTGGCGGTGGAAGAGGTACTACAAGGAATCATCTTGGCGCAAATGGGGTAATTAATACAGGCGGTGGCGCATCTGGAGAAAATAAAACGGGTGGATCTGGTATTGTTATTGTTAGATATCCAGTTTAGTTAATATGTTAAAAATAGGTTTTTATATTTATTATAAAAACCCCGTTTAGAAATGGTATAATGGTAAAATGGCTAATATAAAGAGAGCAAATACGTCAGGCATTACCAAGGCTGGTACTGCTATTTCTGATGTCCCTGATGCTCCTACAATCGGTACCGTAACTGTAACTAACGGAACAACGGTTTCTGTCCCATTTACAGCAGCCGCTACTGGTGGCTCACCTACTTCTTATACAGTTGCTGCTACTCCTAGCGTTGGAGATATTTCTACAAACGCTGGTACGTCTTCCCCAAGAACTGTTACTGGAACTTTTGTTACTCAAACTGAATACACTTTTACTATTCGTGGTGGTAACTCAACTGCTACTGGTGCTGTTTCCTCTTCTTCAAATTCTGTAACTCCCAACAACACTATTACTGCTGATATCTTAGTTGTCGCTGGCGGCGGCGGTGGTCAAAGTTCAAATAACTGGAACGGTAACGGCGGTGGCGGTGCTGGCGGTCTGATTTACAAGTATGGTACAAGTTTAAATGTTAGTACAACTTACTCAGTTGTTGTAGGCGCAGGTGGAACATCAGACTTTAATGGAACTAACTCCTTGTTCGGTGCTATGACTGCTTTTGGTGGTGGTTCCGCAGTAAGAGCGGGTGGTTCAGGTGCTGGTGGTTCAGGACGTGGTATTCCTGGTCCCCCAGGTGGTGCAGCAACACAGACCAGTAACGATGGTGGCACAGGTAAAGGTAATGCTGGCGGTAATGCAGAGCCTACAGAAAACGGACCATACACAAACGCAGGCGGTGGTGGCGGTGGTGCTGGCGGTGCAGGTGGTAATGCAAGTGGTTACACAGGTGGTACTGGTGGTATCGGGTGGACTGACGCAACGATTAACGCTATGGGCGCTGCAACTAGTACAGGACAATTATCAGGAGGAAATTATTACTTTGCTGGCGGTGCTGGCGGTGTGTCTACTAATAATACAAACCCTTCAGGCGGTCTTGGCGGTGGCGGTAAATCTGACTACTCAACAAGCGTTGCTGGTACAAACGTAAATGCTAAAACAAACGGCACACCTAATACTGGTGGTGGTGGCGGTTCTTCACAATACCTCGGTGCTGGTGCAAATGGCGGTTCAGGTATTGCTATCGTTCGCTATCCAGGCTCTCAACTTGCCCAAGGTGGAACTGTTGTAACTACGGGTGGCTATACTTATCACACGTTTACATCTTCAGGAATTTTGCGTTCAAACAATATTCCTTCTGGAGCAAAAGCAACAGGTGGAGTAGTAATTTTATCGGGAGGCTATTACTACCATACGTTTACTACTTCAGGAACTTTTGCACCTACTGAATCTATTACTGCAGACATACTAGTGATTGCAGGCGGTGGCGGTGGTGGTTACTATGCTGGAGGTGGTTCAGGCGGTGGTGGCGGTGCTGGTGGCTTGCGTGCTTTTACATCCCAATCTTTAACTGCAATAAATCACACAGTTACCGTTGGCGCAGGAGGTATTCGTTCACAAAGTACTACGAACGGATCTAACGGTAGCGATTCACAGTTTGCATCTTTAACTGTTTCTACTGGCGGTGGCGGTGGTGGTTCATCAACTAGTGGTGGCAGTGGTAACGCTGGCAATTCTGGTGGTTCTGGTGGTGGTGGTGGTGGCGCTGCTGCAACTTCTGGTGGTGCTGCTTCTCCTTCAGGTCAAGGTAACGCTGGTGGTGGCGGAAACAACGCAACTCTTTCACCAGGTGGTGGCGGAGGTGGAGCAGGTGCTTCAGGTGGTGCTGCCTCTCCAACTGCTGGCGGTACAGGAGGCAACGGTGTATCTACCTATTCTGCATGGGGATTAGCAACTGGAACTGGTCAAAACATTTCTGGAACAGTTTGGTATGCAGGCGGCGGCGGTGGTGGTGGTTGGTCAACTTATGCGCCTAGCACAAACACAGGCGGTAACGGTGGTGGTGGAAATGGCGCTTACTCATCATCTACTGTAACTGTTGGTGCTGATGGTTTAGCATTTTCTGGTGGTGGTGGTGGCGGAAGCGGCTACATTACCTCACCTGGAACAGTAGTTGCTGCGGGTAATGGTGGTTCTGGTATTGTTATTGTTAGATACCTAGCATAAAAAGGAGAATGTAAATGGCTAAAAATACTGTAACACAAATTAAAGAAAATAAAGAAACACAATGCTTTAGTTACGAGGTAAAGATGTTAGTTCATGTAATTGGAACTAATGAAGAAGATGCTAAAAAAGAATTAGATGAAAAAGGCGGGATAGTTACAAAAAGAGAAGTACAATTACTAAATACCGTAATACTTTACGGAGAAAAGGATAAAGAATAATGGGTCACTATGCAAAAGTAGAAGATGGAATTGTCACACAAGTAATTGTGGCTGATGGACCAGACTGGTGTGAACAAAATCTAGGTGGAGAATGGGTTCAAACCTCATATAACACTCATGGAGGAGTTCACTCAGGTGGAAAGTTTCCTATTCATAAAAATTATGCAGGAATTGGATATCACTTTGATGGAATAGGGTTTTATGCCCCACAACCGTTCCCATCTTGGACAAAAAATGCAGAAACGTATTTGTGGGAAGCGCCTACTCCTAAGCCTGATGATGAAAATTTTTATAAGTGGAATGAAGAAGATCAAACTTGGGATATAGTAGAATAAATAGTTTAAAAACTTAAAATAAATAAAAACCCCCCAAGCCAAAAGCAAGGGGGGTCTTTTTTTTAATATTATTTATTTATAAGATTTTTTAGACCAGTGTTTCTTAATATAATGGTTAACAAGAGTAGAATTAAAGTTTTTCTCTTCAACTACTTGTCGGTATTCATCATCTTCATAGGTATCAAACTCAGCCTTCCAAGAATCTCTTTTAAAGGGGGTTAGTTGTACTAACGGTGTTCCTTTTTCAACGATACCTTCAAAATTTTCGTTTACCCACATTGGGAAAAGAAGTTCTAGTGTAGACTTATCAGTATCAACAATTGCTGGAATTGTTTTAAATGGAAGGTTTTGATAACCTACGGGGGATGTTATCATTGTAGAATAACCTGGAGGAGTAATAGGAATCCAAGCATTTAAATATTTGAATACCACAGGCAAGTACCCTGGTGGTGTTGGAATTTCTAAAGAAGACATTCCATGTAGTTGAAATATATCATGTTGAGCACGCCAAGTAATCAAAGGAATTGGTCGTTCTTGAGTAACTTGAACATCAGACCAAAGTGGTATGATATACCCAGAGGTAATTCCATCTAACAATGGTGCACATTTTTTAAATGTTGCATTTGATATTCTATTCCTTACTAAAATTTTTTTGCCATCTGGATTGTCTGGTGATTTATCATAAGGAGCCATGTTTCTCCACCAGTCTGGAATTGCTTCAGATGCTGGATATGGTCTTGGTTGTATTAATGATTCTGTTCTACTTCTTGCTTTAAATACTATTTTATTCATTTATTACTCCTTTTATATAGGTTTACTGTTTTATATTTTTATTTAATCTTTAAAATAATAAAACCCCAAAGGACAAAATCCAATGGGGCTTTTTATTAAATTTTATGCTTTACATGGATACTTGTTGTACCACTCGTGATACCGTGTCCCGTTTAGGGATGACCATGATGACCAATCTGTTCCGCTCTTTGTCATGTGAAGCGCCACCTGTGCATTTGTAACTGGGTTAAATAACTCAGCGTTTGAACTTAAATCAAACTTCTCCCTGCGATCTGGACCCAATTCACCGATCATGTTTATTTGAAACATTCCATATGAACTATCTCCAGTTTTTAGGTTGCCATTAAAAGCAAGTGGGCGACCATTAGATTCAGCCTTGGCGATTGCACATGCAGATCGTAAAGCCTTTCCTTTGAAGCCTACCGTCTTTAATAGTTCAACCAACTGCCCATCACTTAAGTTATGAGCATTTTCGTACTTCTCTAACATTTTCTCCTTAGAAACCAAAAAAGCCCCTTTGAGGGCTGATTCCTTTTCCACTGTAGTTTTTATTAGAGTTTTAGTTTCAAGAGCATTAGCGGC